GACAGCCGGTCCGGGCTGCTGCGCCGGATGCAGGAGAAACAGGCCGCCCGGCTGGCCGCCGCCTGGGAGAAGCGCGCCGAGGGTCTGCCCTTCGAGACGCCGCAGGAGGCGCTGATCCTGGCCTCGATCGTCGAGAAGGAAACCGCCCTGCCCGAGGAGCGCCCGACGGTGGCCTCGGTGTTCATCAACCGCCTCAGGCGGGGCATGCGCCTGCAAACCGATCCGACGGTGATCTACGGGGTGACCGAGGGCCGCGGCGTGCTGGGGCGGAAAATAAGGCGAAGTGAACTTCGCCGGGAAACCCCTTACAATACCTATGTGATTACCGGCCTTCCGCCGACGCCGATCGCCAATCCGGGGCTGGCCAGCATCGAGGCGGTGCTGAACCCGGCCGATACCGACTATCTGTATTTCGTGGCCGATGGCACCGGCGGGCATGCCTTTGCGCGCACCCTGGCCGAGCACAACGCCAATGTGGCGAAGTGGCGGGCGATCGAGGCGGAAAGGAAGCGCAACGGCGGAAACTGAGCTTTCCTCCGGAGGCGGCTCAACCTTTCGTTAAGCGGGGCGTTCGCAACCCGAGGTAGAGCCCGCTTGACACGGCGCACGCTGCAGGGTATAACCCGTGGCAAGCTAGAAGAAGTGGGCAAGGCGGCCCGGGGTAACCCGGGGCCGCCTTTTCCGTTTCGCTCGTGCGGAGAAGCATGAGAGGCGAATCTGAACATATGACTTTGATCACACCCGAAGGAGACGACGGGGCCGCCGAAGAGATTCTCCGGGCGGCGAAGGAGCATTTCGAAGAGACGGCACGCGAGATCGAGGCCTGCCGCAAGCGGTTGCGGCAGGGCAAGGAGGTTTCACCGTCGGAGTTGCAGAAACTGCGGGCCCAGCTGAAGGCGGAGGCCCGGATGTATTACGAGGAGGCACAGCGCCTTGCACGGGAGTTGCGGAAACAGGCGGGAATTGCCGGGCAGTTTGCGCTCGATTTCGATGCCGCCCGACAGGAGGTCGGACGCCGAATGGCTCGCCTGCGCGCCGCGGGAGGTTCAGGAGAAGTTTCTTGACGAACTGAGCGAGGGGGCGCTGCTGGCCTTGCCCTATCTGTTCGAGTTCTGGGCCATGGCGCATCAGCGCCCCCCCGGGGGCGAATGGCGTTCCTGGGTGATCCTGGGCGGGCGCGGCGCGGGCAAGACACGGGCCGGGGCCGAGTGGGTGCGCGCCCAGGTGGAGGGGGCGCGGCCCCTGGATGCGGGGCGCGCGCGGCGGGTGGCGCTGGTGGGCGAGACCATCGAACAGGCCCGCGAGGTGATGGTCTTCGGCGAAAGCGGCATCCTCGCCTGCTCGCCGCCCGATCGGCGGCCCGAGTGGCGCGCCTCGCGCAAGCTGCTGGAGTGGCCTAACGGCGCCACCGCGCAGCTGTTCTCGGCCCATGAGCCCGAGGGGCTGCGCGGGCCGCAGTTCGATGCGGCCTGGGTGGACGAGCTGGCCAAGTGGAAGAAGGGTGCCGAGGCCTGGGACATGCTGCAGATGTGCCTGCGTCTGGGGGATGACCCCCGGGTGGTGGTGACCACCACGCCGCGCAATGTCGAGGTGCTGAGGCGGATCCTGGCCAGCCCCTCCACGGTGGTGACCCATGCCCCCACCGAGGCCAACCGGGCAAACCTCGCCGAGAGTTTCCTGGCCGAGGTGCGGGCCCGTTACGCGGGCACCGCGCTTGGCCGGCAGGAGCTGGACGGGGTGCTGCTGGAAGAGGTGGAGGGCGCGCTGTGGAACATGGCGATGCTGGAGGAGGCGCGGATCGAGCAGGCGTCGGCGCTGTCGCGGGTCGTGGTGGCGGTGGATCCGGCGGTGAGCGGACATGCGGGCGCGGACGAATGCGGGATCGTGGTGGTCGGGGCCGCTACCGAGGGGCCGCCGCAGGAATGGCGGGCGGTGGTACTGGAGGATGCCACCGTGCGGGCCGCCTCTCCCCGGGTCTGGGCGGAGGCGGCGATCGATGCGCTGCACCGGCACGGGGCCGAGCGGCTGGTTGCCGAGGTCAACCAGGGCGGTGATCTGGTGGAGAGCGTGATCCGGCAGGTCGATCCTCTGGTTCCCTTCCGGGCGGTGCGCGCGGCGCGCGGCAAGCTGGCCCGCGCCGAGCCGGTGGCCGCGCTCTACGAACAGGGGCGGGTGGCGCATCTGCCGGGGCTTGAGCGGCTGGAAGAGCAGATGTGCGCGATGACGGGGCGCGGCTACGAGGGGGCGGGCTCGCCCGACCGGGTGGATGCGCTTGTCTGGGCGCTGCACGAGCTGATGATCGAGCCGGCGGCGCGCTGGCGCAGGCCGCGCATCAGGACATTGGGATAACCCCTTCTTCTTCTGTCCGGAAATACTCCCGCCGGAGGCATGAAGTCCAGGCGCCCCGGGGCGGGTTTCGGGGCCTCCGGGGGGTATTTGCCTGGGCGAAGGGCAGGGAAGTTCAGGAAGGAGATGCATCTTCATGGTGTTTGATTTGTTTCGCCGGGCGTCGCGCGATGTGCCGGAACGGAAGGCTTCGGCCACGGGGCGGGTGGTGGCCTGGGGTTCGTCCGGGCGGGTGGCATGGAGCGCGCGCGATACCGCCAGCCTTACCCGGGTGGGCTTTCTGGGCAACCCGGTGGGGTTTCGTTCGGTTCGGCTGATTGCCGAAGCCGCGGCGGCGCTGCCGCTGGTGCTGCGTTCCGGGCGGCGGCGTTTCGACGAGCACCCCGTGCTGCGGCTGCTGGCGCGGCCCAACCCGCTGCAGGGCCGGGCCGAACTTCTGGAGTCGCTTTACGGGCATCTTCTGTTGTCGGGCAACGGCTATGTGGAGGCGGTGGGCGGGGTCGGGGGCCTGCCGGCCGAGCTGCACGTGCTGCGCTCGGACCGCATGCGCCTGGTGCCCGGCGCCGACGGCTGGCCGGTGGCCTATGAATATGCGGTGGGCGGGCGCAAGCACCGTTTCGCGGTGGGCGACGGCATCTCGCCGATCTGTCATGTGCGCGCCTTTCATCCGCAGGACGACCATTATGGGTTGTCCCCGATGCAGGCGGCGGCGGCGGCGGTGGATGTGCACAATGCCGCCTCGCGCTGGTCGAAGGCGCTGCTGGACAATGCGGCGCGGCCGTCGGGGGCGATCGTCTACCGGGGCGCGGACGGGCAGGGGGCGATGAGCGCCGAGCAGTACGAGCGGCTGCTGGCCGAGATGGAGGCCCATCACCAGGGGGCGCGCAATGCCGGGCGGCCGATGCTGCTGGAGGGCGGGCTGGACTGGAAGCCGATGGGCTTCAGCCCTTCGGACATGGAATTCCAGAAGACCAAGGAGGCGGCGGCGCGCGAGATCGCCCTTGCCTTCGGGGTGCCGCCGATGCTGCTGGGGATCCCCGGCGATGCGACCTACGCGAATTACCAGGAGGCCAACCGGGCCTTCTACCGGCTGACGGTGCTGCCGCTGGCGGCACGGGTGACGGCGGCGCTGTCGCACTGGCTGAGCGGGTATTGCGGCGAGGAGCTGGCGCTGGGCCCGGACCTCGACCAGGTGCCGGCGCTGGCCGCCGAGCGCGAGGCGCAATGGGCCCGGGTGAGCGCGGCGGATTTTCTGAGCGATGCCGAGAAGCGCGCCCTTCTGGGGCTGGCGCCGGGCGAGGACGAGGAGGAAAGGGGCTGAGATGGAAGGCTGGGAAAACGGGGCGCCGGAGCGCAAGTTCTGCCGGCTGGGCGAAGGGCTTTCGGTGACCGACGGGGTGAAGATCGAGGGTTATGCCAGCTATTTCGGCAAGCCCGACCGGGGGGGCGACATCGTGCAGCCGGGGGCCTACGCAGCCTCGCTGAAGGCGCTGGAGGCGGCGGGCCGGCGGGTCAAGATGCTGTGGCAGCACGACCCGGCGCAGCCGATCGGCATCTGGGACGAGGTGCGCGAGGACGAGCGGGGGCTTTACGTGAAGGGGCGTATCCTCACCGATGTGGAAAGGGGCCGCGAGGCGGCGGCGCTGATCGCGGCGGGAGCGATCGACGGGTTGTCGATCGGCTATCGCACGGTGAAGGCGCGCAAGGATGACAGGGGCCGGCGGCTTCTGTCCGAGCTGGAGCTGTGGGAGGTGTCGCTGGTGACCTTCCCGATGCTTCCCCAGGCGCGGGTCGGGGCCAAGGGCGAAAGCTCCCGGGCCGAGACGCTGCGCGAACTGGCGGATCTCTTTCACGAGGCCCGCCGCATGCTGGCCCGCGACTGAGCCGGCGAAGAGAAGATCTGGACAGGACAGTTTGATGAGCAAGACCGAGACGAGGGCTCGGGCCGGGGGCGGTATGCCTCAAGCCCGGGATCCGGCCGCGGAGGCGAAGGAAGCCATGGCCTGTTTCATGAGCGAACTCAGAAATTTCCAGGCTGAAATTGATGCGAAACTTCAACAACAGGAAGAGCGACTGACCATGCTGGACAGGAAATCCGTGACCCTGGGGCGACCGGCCCTTGCCACCTCGGCCGAGGCCGAAGTGCCCCACCGCAAGGCCTTCGAGGCCTATGTGCGCTCGGGCGATGACGACGGCCTGCGCGGGTTGGAGTTGGAAGGCAAGGCGATGTCCACCGCGGTGGCCGCCGATGGCGGCTATCTGGTGGATCCGCAGACGGCCGAAAGCATCAGGAGCGTGCTCAACTCCACCGCCTCGCTGCGCCAGGTGGCCAGCGTGGTCAAGGTGGAGGCGACCAGCTACGACGTGTTGATCGACACCACCGACGTGGGCTCCGGCTGGGCCAGTGAACTGGCCGCCACCGCCGAGACCGCCACCCCTGCCATCGAGCGCATCACCATCCCGCTGCACGAGCTGTCGGCCCTGCCCAAGGTCAGCCAGCGGCTGCTGGATGACAGCGCCTTCGACATCGAGGGCTGGCTGGCCGGCCGGATTGCCGACCGCTTCGCCCGCGCCGAGGCCGCGGCCTTCATCAATGGCGACGGGGTGGACAAGCCGACCGGTTTCCTGAGCCACCCGCAGGTGGACAACGCGCTGTGGGCCTGGGGCTCCATCGGCTATGTGCCCACCGGCGTGGACGGCGATTTCGGTTCGGCCGACAAGATCGTGGAACTGGTCTATGCCCTGGGTGCGCAGTACCGCGCCAACGGCACTTTCGTGATGAACTCCAAGACCGCCGGGCAGGTGCGCAAGCTCAAGGATGCCGATGGCCGTTTCCTGTGGAGCGACGGCCTGGCCGCCGGGGAGCCGGCGCGGCTGATGGGCTACCCGGTGCTGATCGCCGAGGACATGCCGGACATCTCCTCGCTTGGCGCGGCGATCGCCTTCGGCGATTTCGAGGCCGGCTACACGGTGGCCGAGCGCCCCGATCTGCGCATCCTGCGTGATCCGTTCAGCGCCAAGCCCAACGTGCTGTTCTATGCCACCAAGCGGGTGGGCGGCGACGTGAGCGACTTTGCCGCCATCAAGCTGCTGAAATTCTCGGTCGCCTGAGGCGAGCCGGGATAGGGGGCGGGCCGGAGGCCCGTGCCCCGGTGGGCGCGCGCATCGATTCCCGTGTCGTCTAGCTGCTCCCCTCCGTCCGAGCGATGCGGGAGCGCGCGCCCATCTTTCGCGGCGGGGTGCCGGGCCTTGCGGGGCCCGGTGGCCCGTCAGGGGGGCTGAAATTCGGAGAATGCGGATGATGTTAGTCGAGCAGAGCTCGGTGCCTTCCACCGCCCTGCCGGTGGTGCAGTTCAGGGATCACCTGCTGCTGGGGCGCGGGTTTTCCAGCGACGGGGCACAGGATGCGGTGCTGGAGAACTACCTGCGCGCGGCGATTGCGGCGATCGAGGCGCGCACCGGCAAGGTGCTGGTGGAAAAGCAGTATACCTGGACGCTCACCGCCTGGCGGGAGCCTGGTCGCCAGGCGTTGCCGCTGGCGCCGGTCTCGGCGGTGGGGGCGGTGCGGCTGGTGGACCGGCTGGGCCAGGCGAGCCTGGCCGATGCGGCCGTCTGGCGGCTGCGACCGGACGATCATCGCCCGGTGCTGGAGGCCGCGGGCACGGCCTTGCCGGCGATCCCCTCGGGGGGCTCGGCGGAGATCGACTTCACCGCCGGCTACGGGCCGGCCTGGGCCGATGTGCCGGCGGATCTGGGCCAGGCGGTGATGCTGCTGGCGGCCCATTACTACGAGAGCCGCTCGGCCTCGGGAGAGGCGGGCGAGCTGCCCTACGGGGTGGGGGTGCTGGTGGAGCGCTACCGCAACGTGCGCATCCTTGGCGGGGGGGTGCGATGAGGGGGCGGGTGAAGCTCAATCGCCGGCTGGTGCTGGAAGAGGCGGTGCGGGCCCCGGACGGGGCCGGTGGCCTGCGCGAGAGCTGGGCGCCGGTGGGCGAGCTGTGGGCCGCGGTGAAGGCCGGGTCGGGGCGCGAGACGGCGGGGGAATACGTGACGCTTTCGGCGGTGGCCTACCGCATCGTGGTGCGTGCCGCCCCGCCGGGCGATCCGATGCGTCCGCGCCCCGATCAGCGGTTTCGCGAGGGCGGCCGGGTGTTTCGCATTCTGGCGGTATCAGAGGCTGACGGGCAGGGGCGCTATCTGACGTGCCATGCCCGCGAGGAGGTTCTGGCATGAGTTACGGCGTGGCGGCCGCCCTTCAGGAGGCGGTGTATCAGCGGCTGTTGGCCGATCCGGTGCTGACCGGGCTGGTGGGCACGGACATATTCGATGCCGCGCCGCCCGGCACGGTGCCCACGACCTATGTCGTGATCGGCCCCGAGGAGGCGCACGAGCGCGGCGACGGCACCGGGCGGGGCGCGGTGCACGAGTTCACCGTCTCGGTGGTGACATCGGCGGCGGGGTTTCTCTCCGCCAAGGAGGTGGCGGCGGCGGTCTCGGACGCGCTGTCCGGTGCCGATCTGGTGCTGGCGCGCGGGCGGCTGGTTTACCTCAACTTCCTGCACGCCACCGCCCGGCGTGTGCAGGGCGCCGATATCCGGCGCATCGACCTGCGTTTCGCGGCGCGCGTCGAGGATTGAACTTTTCGACAACTGGAGTGAATGGACATGGTTGCCCAGAACGGCAAGGACCTTCTTGTAAAGCTCGACATGACCGGTGGCGGCAGTTTCACCACCGTGGCGGGGCTGCGTGCCACGCGCATTTCCTTCAACGCCGAGAGCGTGGATGTGACCTCTCTGGAAAGTGCCGGCGGCTGGCGCGAACTGCTGGCCGGCTCGGGGGTGAAGAGCGCCTCGGTATCCGGTTCGGGGGTGTTTCGCGACGAGGTGACGGACGAGCGCATGCGCCAGGTGTTCTTCGACGGCACGATCCCGCAGTTCCAGATCGTGATCCCGGATTTCGGGATCATCGAGGGGCCGTTTCAGGTGACGGCGATCGAATATGCCGGCAGCCACAACGGCGAAGCCACCTACGAGATGTCGCTGGCCTCGGCCGGGGCGCTGAGCTTCACGGCGATCTAGGCCATGGCGAACCCCTGGGCGGGCGAGGTGGCGCTGGTGATCGACGGCCAGCGCCGGGTGATGAAGCTGACGCTGGGAGCGCTGGCGGAACTGGAGGCGCGGCTGGGCGAGGACAGCCTGGTGGCGCTGGTGGAGCGGTTCGAGGGCGGGGAGTTCTCGGCCCGTGACGTGCTGGCGCTGGTGGCGGCAGGTCTGCGCGGCGGCGGCTGGGAGGGCGCGCCGGAGGATCTGCTGTGCGCCGAGATCGAGGGCGGGCCGCTGGCTGCGGCGCGCGCCGCGGGGCAGCTGCTGGGCCGGGCCTTCGCCCTGCCCGGGCAGGAATGAGCGCCTTCGACTGGCCCGCCCTGATGCGGGCCGGGATGCAGGGGCTGGGGCTGAGGCCGGCCGAGTTCTGGGCGCTCACGCCGGCGGAACTGGCGCTGATGCTGGGCCGGGGGGGCGGCGTGGCGCCGCTGAGCCGGTCGCGGCTGGAGGAACTGGCGGCGGCCTTCCCCGACAACGGGCCGCAGCCGCATGCCGAGCGAGAGGAAGGGATCGATGATCGACAGGAACAAGCCCGAGGCGCTGCGGGCGCAGATCGAGGCGCTGGAGGGCACGATGAGCGGTGCCGCGGCGATGACCGCGGCATTTTCGCAGGAGCTGGTGCAGGTGCGGGCGACCATCGCCGACACCTCGCGCGAACTGGGGGGCATGAAGCGCGGGATCGCCCAGGGGCTGCGCCGGGCGATCGACGGGCTGGTGTTTGACGGTGACCGGCTCTCCCAGGCGCTGCGCGAGGTGGGCCGCTCGATGGTGGACGCGGCCTATCGCGCCGCGTTGCGGCCGGTGACGGACCGGGCCGCGGGGCTGCTGGCGGGGGGTATGGAGGCGGTGATCGGCTCGCTCCTTCCCTTCGCGGCGGGCGGCGGTCTTGCCCAGGGGCGGGTGATGCCCTTTGCCCGCGGCGGGGTGGTGAGCGGGCCAGTGGCCTTTCCCATGCGCGGCGGCCTGGGGCTGATGGGCGAGGCGGGGCCGGAGGCGATCCTGCCGCTGGCGCGCGGCGCCGACGGGCGGCTGGGGGTGCGCGCCGAGGGCGGCGGGCGGCCGGTGAATGTGGTGTTCAACATTTCCACTCCCGATGTGGAGGGATTCCGCCGCTCGCAGGGGCAGATCGCGGCCCATCTGGGGCGGGTTCTGGCCCGCGGGCAGCGCAACAGGTAGGGGAGAGGATCGATGCGGTTTCACGAGGTCAGGTTTCCGGCCGACTTGAGCTTCGGCTCCGTGGGCGGACCGGAGCGGCGCACCGAGATCGTTTCGCTGGCGAACGGGTTCGAGGAGCGCAACAGCCCCTGGGCCCATTCGCGCCGGCGCTATGATGCCGGGCTGGGGATGCGCTCTCTGGACGATATCGAGCAGCTGGTGGCCTTTTTCGAGGCCCGGCGGGGGCAGCTCTACGGGTTTCGATGGAAGGACTGGTCCGATTACAAGTCATGCGCGCCCTCGGCGGAGGTGGGATTCGAGGATCAGCTGCTGGGCGTCGGCGACGGGGTGCGCGCCGATTTCCAGCTGGTCAAGCAGTACGGCAGCGGCGAGGCGGCCTATCTGCGCCCGATCACCAAGCCGGTGGCGGGCACGGTGCGGGTCGGCGTGGCGCGCGATCCCCAGAGCGAAGGGGTGCATTTCAGTGTCGATACCGCCACCGGGGTGATCACCTTCGCCGATCCGCCGGGGGCGGGGGCGCAGGTGACGGCCGGGTTCGAGTTCGACGTGCCGGTGCGTTTCGATACCGATGCGATCCGCACCTCGGTTGCCAGTTTCCAGGCCGGCGAGGTGCCCAGTGTTCCGGTGGTGGAGGTGCGCTCATGAGTGCGCTGCCGCAGGCCCTGCAGGCCCATCTGGAGAGCGGCGTCACCACGTTGTGCCGCTGCTGGGCGGTGGCGCGTGCCGACGGGGAGGTGCTGGGCTTCACCGATCATGACGTGGCGCTGAGCTTCGAGGGGGTGGTGTTTCGCCCCGAGGCGGGGCTGTCGGCGCGGGCCATCGAGCAGACCACCGGGCTGGCGGTGGACAATACCGAGGCGCTGGGGGTGCTCTCGGGCGAGGCGATCAGCGAAGCCGACGTGCTGGCCGGGCGCTATGACGGGGCGCAGGTGACCGCCTGGCTGGTGAACTGGCGCGAGATCGAGCAGCGAGTGGTGCTGTTTGCAGGCACCATCGGCGAGATCCGCCGCGCCGGCGGCGCCTTCCAGGCCGAGTTGCGGGGCCTGGCAGAGGCGCTGGGCCAGCCGCGCGGGCGGGTCTATCAGCGGCCCTGCTCGGCGGTGCTGGGAGATGCGGCCTGCGGTGTCGATCTCGACCGGCCGGGCTATGCCTTCATCGGGCCGGTGGAGGCGGTGCGCGAGGGGCGGGAGTTCGAATTCGCCGAACTGGCGGGCTTTGCCGAGCGCTGGTTCGAGAAGGGCCGGCTGGTGATGCGCTCGGGCGCGGCGGCGGGGCTTGCCGGGGTGGTCAAGAACGACCGGCTGCGTGGGGGCCGGCGGGTGATCGAGCTGTGGGAGGGGCTGCGCGCGCCGGTGGCGGCGGGCGACGAGCTGCGGCTGGAGGCGGGCTGCGACCGGCGGCTGGAGACCTGCCGGCTGAAGTTCGGCAATGTCGTCAACTACCGCGGTTTTCCGGCGATCCCCGGCGAGGACTGGCAGCTGAGCGTGCCGCGCCGCGACGGGGTGAACGATGGCGGGAGCCTGAGCGCGTGAGCCCGGTGGTGGAGGCGGCCCGCGGCTGGCTGGGCACGCCCTACGTGCACCAGGCCTCGGCGCGGGGGGCGGGGGCCGATTGCCTGGGGCTGGTGCGCGGGGTGTGGCGCGAGCTGCACGGAAACGAGCCCGAGCCGGTGCCGGCCTACACCCCCGACTGGGGCGAGCCGGGGGGGGAGGAGCTGCTGTGGGCGGCAGCGCGGCGGCACATGCGGCGCAAGGCTCTGGCCGGGATGGGACCGGGCGATGTGCTGCTGTTCCGGATGCGCGAGGGCGCGGTGGCCAAGCATCTGGGGATCCATGCCGGCGGTATGCCGGAGCGTTTCATCCACGCCTATTGCGGGCACGGGGTGGTGGAAAGCCCGCTTTCCGCGCCCTGGCGGCGGCGCATCGTGGCGGTGTTCGAATTTCCTTACGGGGGTAACTGATGGCGACGATAGTATTATCGGCGGTTGGCGCGGCGGCTGGCGCCTCGGTGGGAGGCGGCGTGCTGGGGCTGTCCTCGGTGGTGATCGGCCGGGCGATCGGGGCCGGGCTGGGCCGGGCCGTCGATGCGCGGCTGATGGGAGCCGGCTCGGAGCCGGTGGAGACCGGCCGGGTGGACCGTTTCCGCCTGACCGGGGCCGGCGAGGGGGCGGCAATTGCACAGGTCTACGGGCGGATGCGGGTGCCGGGGCAGGTGATCTGGGCCTCGCGTTTCGTCGAGAGCGTTCAGGGCGGCGGCTCGGGCAAGGGCGGCGGGGCGCGTCGCGGGGGCAGGAGCTACTCCTATTCGGTGAGCCTGGCGATCGCCCTGTGCGAGGGGGTGATCAGCCGGGTGGGGCGTGTCTGGGCCGACGGGCGCGAACTGGCGCGCGATGATCTGAACATGCGCGTCTACCGGGGCACGGAGGATCAGCTGCCCGATCCGAAGATCGAGGCGGTGGAGGGGGCGGGAACGACCCCGGCCTATCGCGGCACCGCCTATGTGGTGCTGGAGGATCTGGATCTGGGGCAGTTCGGCAACCGGGTGCCGCAGTTCAGCTTCGAGGTGTTCCGCCCGGCCCAGGCGGAGGAGGGGCGTGTGCCCACCGACCCGGCCATGGGGATCCGGGGCGTGGCGCTGATTCCGGGCTCGGGGGAATATGCGCTGGCCACCACGCCGGTCTATCTGGACCGGGGCAACGGGAAGGTCACGGCAGCCAATGTGAACAGCCCCTCGGGCAAGAGCGATTTCGCAACTTCGGTGGAGGCGCTCGACGAGGAACTGCCCAACTGCGGCTCGGTCTCGCTGGTGGTTTCGTGGTTCGGGGACGATCTGCGTTGCGACCGGGCCAGCCTGCGTCCGAAGGTGGAGCAGGCGGAGGTGGACGGGCGCGACATGGCCTGGCGGGTTTCGGGGCTGGGGCGTGCCGAGGCGGCGCTGGTGCCGAAGCTGGACGGCGCGCCGGTCTATGGCGGCACGCCGGCGGATGCCTCGGTGATCGAGGCGATCGCCGAATTGCGCCGGCGCTCCAAGCAGGTGGTGTTCTACCCCTTCATCCTGATGGATCAGCTGCCCGGCAACGGGCTGATCGATCCCTGGACCGGCGCGCCCGGGCAGCCGGCCCTGCCGTGGCGGGGGCGGATCACCTTGTCGCTGGCCCCCGGGCAGGCGGGCAGCCCTGACGGCACGGCGGCCGCGCAGGCGGAGGTTGCGGCCTTTTTCGGCACGGCGCAACCGGAGGATTTCACGCCCGGATCGGGCACGGTGGACTATGCCGGCCCCGCGGAATGGTCCTACCGCCGGTTCATCCTGCATTATGCCCATCTGTGCGCTGCCGCAGGCGGGGTGGATGCTTTCTGCATCGGTTCGGAGATGCG